ACGTCATTGATATGAACACGATCAACGGAAGGCTGAACCCACTTGATCTTCGGATGATTGTCGAAGATTTGAATCAATGGAAATGCAGTCATCTCCCGCAGATCTTTTTTGTCATAGCAATCGTAGTAGAAAGTATGAGGAGCAATGATCAGTTTTTGAGTAACAAACTCACGGAACTCATAAGTGATAACATTCTGACCAAACTTGGTGCCATTGCCCCATCCAATAAAATCACCCTGATAGACTTGCTCAGTGCGGGGAAGATATTTGAAGCAAGTGTGCAGAATCTCTGCAACTTCATCATCATAGTATTGATCAATCTCATCGTGAGAGTGAGCAATACGGATCTTTTTCTTGTTGAACACAGCTTTAGTGCCAACAAAGAATTTGCCATTGGCAGGATTGGTTCCCCACACGATTGCAGGAGAACCATCCATCTTCACAGAAACATTCTGTGGATTGTAAAGGGTTTCGATTGCAGACAGATCACCAGTCAGGATTGAGTCTTCGATGTGTTCGATGTGCTTGTTCTGCATTGAATCCTTTGGTTACTTGGCTAATATACGCGGGATAGGGGGCCCAGTCAAGGAGTTTGGTCCAGTTCGGGAATTGGCCTGTGACCTAGAACTGCGTCAAGTGCCTCCTGCGCTTTCTTTCCTCTTTCGATGTGATAATTTCTTAATTCAATGAGACAATTCCTAAGATCTTTGTAGAATAAATCTACATCACAATCACCTTCATTGAGATACTCATCGAGTGAATCTGCTAGACGTGTCTTACGTTGTTCTTCAAACGTTTTGTACGTCATTTCCTTGTAATCACTATTTGTTGGATACACATTCATGGGTATGCTCCAGAGTTTCCATAACACCAGGGATGTAAGGATGACCAAACTCCCATGCAACGACAGCGATAAATCCGACGATTAGATACTTCATTTGACTAAGAATTGTTCCTCATAGTTTAGTAGATCTTGGGGAGCAAGATCCCCAACGTTTCCATCATATTCTACAGCATTTTTCCATTGCTGTCCAACTTTTTCATACAGTTTGATGCCCAGGTGCCCATACTTTTTGTTAGTCGGCACATAGACTTTGTAATCCACACCATCATTGTCTGTCAGCAAGCTGAGTTGCTTGTTTTCAGACTTGGTGACACATACTGTGGTTCTTGCTAGATTGAATAGATTCTCAAATACAGTATAATCGGACAGGTACAGATCTGGATTGTCCATAATCATCCTGGCGATGAACTGTGGCGACAAACAATGATCATTTGTGCGCTCAGCTGAGTCATTTAGTGCTGCTTCACTGATCAATCCAGTGTGATTGTATCCAGAACAAAAGACTAGATCATAGTAAATGCGTGTAATTGGACGAAAATAGTCGGGATCATTCCACAGCTCCGCGTTGGCGCGGAGTGCATTGAAAGCAGTGCGGCAATAAACTCTCCAGTCTTTCATTTGTTGTCCAAATAAGTTTCAGAATAAGCGATAGAGTAAATTTCATTTAGAATCTCATTGTATTCTTCATAAAATTTACTAGAGACAACTTCTCTCTGCTGTGCTTTACGAACAGCAGAGAAGATAAGTTTCCATTGATGGTGCGAAAGTTCTGGCATTAGTGCTTTGCTGTGCATCTTAGTTATCATATCTCAGAGATAGAGATAACCGCCTGCCCAATCGGCACGACGAAACATTTCTTCACGGGATTCAATCCGCAAAACATTGTAACGAACGTGTTTTGCGGGTGCTTTGACACTGGCGGGTTTGAAAACATCACCCGTCTTTTTATCAACAAAGGCATGGATAGAACGAGATCCAGCACCAGTTTCCATCCAGATTTTGTGATACTTACGGGCAGTTTCAACGTAGAATTTGTAATCACTTGTTCCGCCATTGTTGCGTCCCTTGAAATCTTGCAGGAGACAATCGCAGAGCATCAAGCAATACTTACGGATGTTGAGCTCAATGGTGTTTTGTGCATCTTTCTGAGCAGTGTATTCAGCGAAAGACTGGGTTGTCATGTGGGGAAACCTCTCAACATGGCCAATATATCCCGAATCAGTGCCAGGGTCAAGGGATCTGTACCAGTTCAGGAACTGGCCTTTTTCTTCCGTGGTTTTCTCTTTGGTTTCTCGGGTGGTTTTAGTGATGGATCTTTATATCGAACATCAACTTTTAGACGTGGTTTCTTTACTCTATCATATTGTTTTTGCATGTGTTCATGACATTGAAACCATGCTACTCTTGTAACACCTTTCTCTTTCCATTCCATACGAATAGGAAAAGTTTCCCATGGAAATAGTTCTGCAATCTTATCCTTTGACAGTCTAGGCATCAATCATCAATTCTCAAATACTTTCTCTTAATCCTATAGGACTTTTCACGAAACTGAGATTCAAGGTTTTCACTAAATTCTTTCAAGTCAGTGTAAACACATTTTGTTTGTTCCTCGTATCTTTTAGCCATCATATCCCAATATCTTGCTTCATACAAGTCTTTCATATCACGAATCCAGGATTTTGTCCAAAATACAACAGCATCTCTTTCTCCAGATACAACTTCAGATACCATGTGACAAGTTCCAGTTTCATATGTGATGCCCCATCCAGAATCCAATTTAAATCTTTCTTCTTTATTATCAATCCATAAACACAATTCACCACCAGCATAAGTATCTGGATCATTGAGAAATATAGTGGTGCTAAAGTCACCTAACTGCCAATGATCATAATGGCATCTATAGTAACCACCAGTGGGAGTTCTTGTGATTAAAGGATCGCGTGTTGATCTTCCTATAGTGTAAGAAAGAAACTCAGCATTCTGATCCATTCCCTCGTATAAAATTTCGGAATTTGTTAGATTAGTTTGCAGATTCTTTTTTATATCGTGACCAACACATCCAGGTTTAGGTGTGTATGATTCTAGGCCGTCATTCCAAGTACAATACTTATATGAACTTTTAATTTTTTTAATTTGATCTTCATCAAAAAATTTACTAATCAAATAAGACATCAATTAAACCACGAAACAACAGAATATCTTTCACCAGAAGTCACAGGAGTGACTTGATGTGGATAAGTATAAGATGACGGAAAAACTACAACTGAACCTTTCTTAAGTTCCTGTGTATGTTGACCGTCAAAAAATTTAAGTTCACCACCAGTGTAACCATCATTTAATGCTAAGATGACAGAACATGTCCTGTGGTATTCATTACCAGCGTCAACATGTTGAGAATACTTTCCACCTTCCAAATATTTTAGGAGAAAGTATCCTTCATCATTTCTCACATCAAAAAATGGAAATCTTTCACTATATTTTGATATAGATTTGCTGAATACAGAATATAGAGTATGATCTATATTTTTTTCTGAAGGATATTTACTAACAGGAATAGTATAACATACTCTTGACTTAGATCTCACATTATCTTTGGTGGATCCATCAGTTGTGGCTTCCTCCCATTTATCACTTTCCAAATATCTCGCGACAATTTCATCACAAGTATTAGGGTGCATCATGTCATCAAAAGAGACAATGTAGTCTCTAAGATCAAGAGTGAGTTTCATAACGAAAGTGTATATTAGTGAGAGTGAATAACTCCGTTTGCGTGAACGTGTGGAACTACGCTGTTGTATAGATGAAATTGACCATGTTGGATGCCAGCACCCAGTAGAGCTCCAGCAACAATTAACGGTGCAAATCGTAAAAATCTCAAAGCCATAGTAGATCGAACGAATGAATCACGATTATTTAGGACGGGTTATCTGTGGAATGTACCCACCCAGTACAAATATATTTTGTCTCATATTTTGGTGGATAACCTCTGTGACCATAAGTCCAAGTAGCTGGGAACATTATCATTGTTCCTTGTTTTGGTTGGACTCTTGTTCCGTCACTAAATTCTGTGTAACCATCTTCAATAATATCATTCAGATACCAAATAAAAGTTAGATACCTAGGATACTTTCCTTGATATAAAGAAAAATCATTATGCCAGATATAAAAATCTCCTGGTTTGGTTCTTTGTATCTGATACCCACAATCATAAAATTTTGATGCTACTACATTGAGTCTGAATATGTCACCGAAAGACTGTCCGAAAGATGATACACTATTAATGTATTCACCAATTTTAGGTGTCAAACAATCTGCAAATACTTTATCTTCAGATGCCCAATGATCCTTATCAGTGATAGTAAGATCTACAGATCTCTTAGTATCACCAAATGCACCAGCAGAAACTTCTCCTTGATACTTATAAGGATCCTCTTCATATTTTCTAATGCAATGATCACAAAATTCTGGATCTAAAGCATTATCCCAGATTTTAATTAGATCCTGAAATTGAACTTTAGGTTCAAATGGATTCTGATCAATTTCTAATTCAAATAAAGAACGATCGATTTTCTCACCCTTTGAATTTGTGTCAGGTGAGTTTTCATCGTCAGGATTTGAATCAGGAACGTAATGATACTTTTCTTTGTCTCTTTCCATCATTTGTATTCGTATAGGAACCCATCATTGGTGGTATAATGTACTTTATCTATGCCTGCTTCTTTGAGTGCTAATGCACAAACTGGACATGGTTTTGCCATACGAAGTTCATCATGATTGTGTCCACCAAGTCTTGCAACTACAATTGTATCACATTCTTCTCTACATTTCACCAAAGCTGCG